GCTGAAGAGTCCACAGACTTCGCTCTATTATTCTTTACAAGTAATGGGCGACACTCAAGATAAGTCTGATGCATACGCTGCATTAGATCAGTCCGAAGTTGATGATTACTTGGCAGACTTAATGAGCAACAAACCTGAAGAGATTAATTGCGACTGTCAACAATGAACCCCTACGAAAAATTATTAAAAAGAAAAAGGAAATGGACACCGGTCCAAACTACTAAAGGAAGACTAAAATATGGTGCAGAAGAAACGATATACCGTGCTCTCGCTGTACGCAACATGGAATGTCCAGTTGGCTCGTTTGTATCTGATTCACTCTCTGAGATTCCTCAGAAAAGTAGAGAGCTTTTGGAATCAAATATAAAAGATGAGGACAACCACGATTTAGCACTTGAATATATCGCTAACGCAATAGGCGTAGATGATAAAGCTGAAGCCGAGGCATTACGCCTAAGAGATGCATGGATAGCTCATCCAGATCACACAATATTGAAAGCATTAGTTATAGAAAGAGCAATCTTTTTTGTAATACTTCCTTTCTTTAGATTTAACGGTGATGCTGGATTAAGAACTGTTAGTGCAGATATATCAAGAGACGAGCAAATACACGTAGCAACTAATAGTTTGGTATGTGCGGAACTTGGTCTTAACTACAGTCCTTCTTTAGACAAACTAAGGAAGGCAACAATCAATTGGATAATGCAACCTTTAAATCAAATACATGACGATCAATATTTGAGCAAAAAATTTTGGCTCGATGCTAGTGATCGACTTATGTACGAAGGTAAAGCACCAGAATTTAATGCCACCAAAGCTGCGAGAATGCCAGCTTTCTTTGAACATGCAAACACAAATCTCCCTCAATACTCTTAAGCTTCATAACGAAAGGTTAGACAAGCTGTTAGTAAAACTTGAGGAAAACTTTGGATGGAAACCAATCCATCCTAAAGAAGATGTACAAACAATAATGTACCGAGCTGGACAAGCCAGCGTTATCGAATATATACAATCCATCATGGAGGACGAAATTTAATGTGTATCTTTAAAGCACCCTCTTCACCAGCAGCCCCACCACCATTACCACCAGCTCCAGTAGCTCCAACCCCACCTCCATTGCAGACAGATTTGCCAGAGGCAGAAGTTAGACCAGTAAACCCAGCAGTTCGTGAAGCTCAATCAAAGCTTGGAACTAAAAAAGGTAAGAAAGGAAGTACAGCTGACCTGAGAATTAAGAAGGATGCATCAACTACCGGAGTAACAGCCTCAGTAAATACAGGAAATACAAATAATACTGGAGGTATTCAGTAGTGAAAGCACGTGAAAGATATAATCAGTTGCAAACTGCCCGTCAAATGTTCCTTGATAAAGCAGTTCAATGTGCTGAACTCACGTTGCCATATTTAATTGATGACGATATATCATCAAGACCAAATCATAAATCATTAGAAGTACCTTGGCAGTCAGTTGGAGCCAAGTGTGTGGTGACTCTTGCAGCAAAACTTATGCTTGCAATCCTTCCACCACAGACAAGTTTTTTTAAATTACAGGTACGAGACGACAAATTAGGAGAAGAATTTGATCCTGAAATGAGAAGTGAATTAGATCTTTCATTTTCAAAAATGGAAAGAATGATCATGGACCATATAGCTGCAAGTAATGATCGAGTTGCAATACACCAGGCACTAAAGCATTTAATTGTTGGTGGAAACGCTCTTGTTTATATGCATAAAGATGGAATTAAATGTTTCCCTTTAACTAGATATGTTGTCAATAGAGATGGTGATGGTAACGTCTTAGAGATAGTTACTAAGGAACTTATAAGTCGCAAGGTTTTGGATATGGAGTTACCAGAACCACAGCCAAATACGGGTGTTGACGAAAGCTCTACACAAAATGATGACGTAACTATATACACATATGTAAAACTAGATAAACCTAGTGGCAGATGGGTATGGCATCAAGAAGCATTTGATAAAATCATTCCAGATTCTAGAAGTACTGCACCTAAGAAAGCCAGTCCTTGGCTACCTTTAAGGTTCAATACGGTTGATGGAGAAGACTACGGTCGTGGAAGAGTAGAAGAATTTTTAGGAGATTTAAAATCACTTGACGGTTTAAGTCAAAGTCTTATAGAGGGAGCTGCTGCTGCAAGCAAAGTTGTTTTCCTTGTGTCACCTAGTTCAACTACTAAACCAGCCACCATTGCAAAGGCTGGTAATGGAGCCATCGTTCAAGGTAGACCAGAAGATGTCGGAGTTATTCAAGTAGGAAAGACTGCCGATTTTTCAACGGCTGCCAACATGGCACAGAGTATCGAGAAAAGATTATTAGAAGCATTCCTAGTAATGAATATTAGAAATGCTGAACGTGTTACTGCGGAAGAAGTCCGACTAACTCAGCTCGAATTAGAGTCATCTTTGGGTGGCATATTTTCATTGCTGACAGTTGAGTTCTTAATACCTTATCTCAATAGAACTTTATTAGTTTTACAAAGATCAAATCAAATACCTAAGTTACCTAAAGATATTGTTCGTCCAACCATAGTGGCTGGTGTCAATGCTCTTGGTAGAGGACAAGATAGAGAGTCATTAACTCAATTTATTGGAACTATTGCTCAGACTTTAGGACCAGAAGCGTTGATGCAATACTTAGATCCTTTAGAAGCTATTAAAAGATTAGCAGCTGCACAAGGTATTGATGTTTTAAATCTTGTTAAGACTCAACAGCAGTTGCAAGAAGAAATGCAAGCTGCTCAGCAAGCACAACAACAACAAGCATTAGTTGAGCAAGCGGGTCAAATGGCAAGTAGTCCTATTATGGACCCAAGTAAAAATGAACAACTTCTACCACCAGAAGAATCATTACAAGAAGAACAACCACCCGAAGAATAATTATGGCTGAAACATTAACAGTTAATACTGATGAGACAACTCCTGAACTAACTTCTGAAGAGCAAGACTCTTTGCAAGTTGGCGAGAAGATGGCTCAGGAGCAAGGCGAATTACTTGCTGGTAAATATAAGAATGCCGAGGATTTAGAAAAGGCATACGTAGAACTTCAAAAAAAATTAGGAGACAAAGAAGATGCCGTATCACAAGAAGGGCGGGAAGAAACCGAAGAAGTAAAAGAAGAATCGGAAGAACCTAAAGCTGAAAAGAGTGAAGCAGTTTCTTTATTAGAATCTGCTAACGAAGAATACTTTGCTAACGACAATAAATTATCACCAGAAACTTTAGAAAAGTTTTCTGCAATGAGTAGTCAAGATTTAGTTCAAGCTTATATGGAGATGCAGAAGAATGCACCACCAGCTCAAGCAGAGATTGATGTTAATACAGCAGAGATTAACAAGATTCAAAATTCTGTAGGTGGTCAAGATGCATACACTAAACTTGTAACTTGGGCTGGAGATAATTTAGCTGAAAATGAAATAAAGGCTTTTGATGATTTAGTAGCTACTGGCAATGCCTCAGCTATACAACTAGGAGTTGATGCCCTTAAATCAAAGTACGAAAATGCTAATGGTTACGAAGGCAGAATGCTAACAGGCAAAGCTGCTGAAACAAATGGCGATATATTTAAAAGCCAAGCCCAATTAGTACAAGCCATGAGTGACCCTCGTTATGATAACGACCCTGCATATAGGCAAGATATCATAGCAAAACTTGACCGTTCAGATCTTTCTTTCTAATGAACCTCAAAAAAAATAAAGCTACTCTTATCGAAACAAAAATAGATGCTGGTATGGCTACAAAAAAAGATAAGGAGTGGCTAAAAAAATATAAAGAAAATTTATTAAAAATTAAAAAATAATGTCACCCGAAAATATTTACGCAAACGAAACACCCCCAAGACTTATGCAAAATCATAACCATTCGAATGACCAATGGCATGAAGCTGAAGAAACAAATGGCAGATTAGCCATGATTGGTATCATCGCTGCCCTTGGTGCATACGTAACAACAGGACAAATTATCCCAGGAATTTTTTAAATGGCTGCAATCTCAGTAACAAGAGAAACAACCAACAATTGGCAGAAGTTTTGTGAGTGGGTTACAAGTACCGACAACCGTCTCTATGTGGGATGGTTCGGGGTACTTATGATCCCTTGCTTACTAGCTGCAACTACTTGTTTTATTCTCGCCTTTATCGCTGCACCGCCAGTAGATATAGATGGCATACGTGAACCAGTTTCCGGTTCTTTAATCTATGGAAACAACATAATATCAGGAGCAGTAGTTCCAAGCTCCAACGCAATAGGACTGCACTTTTATCCTATATGGGAAGCTGCCACTTTGGACGAGTGGTTATATAATGGCGGACCTTATCAACTCGTTATCTTCCACTTCTTAATAGGAGTAGCGGCATATGCAGGAAGACAATGGGAACTTTCATATCGTTTAGGAATGAGACCTTGGATCTTTATAGCTTATACAGCTCCATTGTCAGCGGCTCTAGCGGTTTTTCTCGTGTACCCTTTCGGACAAGGGAGTTTTAGTGATGGTATGCCTCTTGGTATTTCTGGTACTTTTAACTTCATGTTCGTATTCCAAGCAGAACACAATATCCTTATGCATCCGTTCCACATGCTCGGTGTTGCTGGGGTATTCGGTGGATCTCTTTTCGCTGCTATGCACGGAAGTTTGGTTACATCTTCAATTCTTAAAGAAACAACAGAAGAAGTATCACAGAATTATGGTTATAAGTTTGGTCAAGAAGATGAGACATACAACATCGTTGCAGCTCACGGTTATTTCGGTAGACTAATTTTTCAATATGCGTCATTCAATAATAGTCGTTCTCTTCATTTCTTTCTTGGTACTTGGCCGGTTGTTGGCATATGGTTAACCTCGATGGGAGTATGCACAATGGCATTCAACCTAAATGGATTTAACTTTAACCAGTCAATAGTAGATAGTAACGGTAAAGTCGTTCCTACTTGGGCTGATGTAGTTAACAGAGCTAACCTTGGCTTTGAAGTAATGCACGAGCGTAATGCTCACAACTTCCCACTCGATTTAGCATCTGCTGAATCTACAAACATTGCACTAACAGCTCCAGAAATTGGTTGAAAAATTTGTTTTATATTTAACATTAATAACTAATCTATTTATATGTTCCGGTGTCCTACGGCATTGGAACAACTTACCTAATCAATGTCCCGTCCGTTCATCCCTAATTCGGGACGCATGAAACCACAGCATGGAACGGGGTTGTGGTATATGGAGAAACTGATGAAGGTTACTTTCGTATATCGTGGCATTGCTTACACAAGAATAATCGGTTAAGCGATCTGGGAGGTGCAAGCCCTCCCTATTCAATTTGGCTTTTTGCCCTCCAAGGAGGATACCAATCAGCCGTCTAGACGGTGGGATAGACCACAAATATTAATGAGTCCAATTAAGACTCACAACTTTTTACGTAAAAAGACAAGTAAATATACCTTTAATTTTTAACTGAAAAATGGCTAATGCTAATCAGGTCGCACTAGGTAGAATTAACCTGTCGACCGGAACTGGCTATGATGGAGCTACTGATAAGTACGCCCTGTATCTAAAGCTGTTCTCAGGTGAGATGTTTAAAGGATTCCAGCATGAAACAATTGCTAGGGATCTAGTCACCAAGAGAACATTAAAGAACGGCAAATCATTGCAGTTCATTTATACAGGTCGCATGACTTCGGACTTTCATACGCCCGGAACCCCAATACTAGGTAATAGTGACAAGGCACCTCCAGTCGCTGAGAAGACCATCAACATGGATGATCTATTAATCAGCTCTGCGTTCGTGTATGACCTAGACGAGACACTCGCTCACTACGAATTGCGTGGAGAAATTTCCAAGAAGATTGGATATGCTCTCGCTGAAAAATATGACAGACTTATCTTCCGTGCTATTGCACGTGGAGCTAGAGCTGCATCACCAGTTTCTGCAACAAACTTTGTAGAACCCGGTGGAACACAGATCAGAGTTGGATCTACAACTAATGATTCTGACGCTTACAATGCTCAAAACCTAACAGCTGCTTTCTTCGATGCTGCTGCTGCTATGGATGAGAAAGGTGTTAGTTCACAAGGCAGATGTGCGGTGCTTAACCCACGTCAGTACTACTCTCTTATCCAAGAAGTAGGTAACAATGGACTAATCAATAGAGACGAACAGGGTGCTGGTTTACAATCTGGCAAAGGTGTTATCTCAATCGCTGGAATCCATATCTACAAGTCAATGAATATTCCTTTCCTTGGCAAGTATGGTGTTGCTTACGGCGGTACAACAGGTGAGGTTTCTCCTGGAAATCTTGGTTCATTTGTTGGACCTACACCTGAGAACGCTTCAGGTGCTTCTACAGGAATCAACAATGACTACGGTACTAACACAGAGTTAGGTGCTAAGTCATGTGGTTTGATTTTCCAGAAAGAAGCTGCTGGTGTTGTTGAAGCAATTGGTCCTCAAGTACAAGTAACAAACGGAGATGTTTCTGTAATTTACCAAGGTGATGTCATCCTCGGAAGACTAGCTATGGGTGCAGATTACTTAAACCCAGCTGCGGCTGTTGAATTGTACGTTGGAACTTCTGCTCCTTCTGCATTCTAATTTATACATTTATACGGGACCTTCGGGTCCCTTTTTTTTTATCTATGGCTACTACAACAATTGAACCCGATACCGAACTATCCGCAGTTAACTCAATCTTGGGTAGCATAGGTCAATCACCTTTAACTACCTTAAATTTTAATAATCCAGAAACAGCTTTCGTTTATAACTTATTAGTTGAAGCTAACAAAGATATCCAAAATGCTGGATGGCATTTCAATACTGAAGAACATCTATTAGTCACTCCTGATTCAACTACTAAATATATTTCCATTCCAAGTAACTACTTAAGATATGACATACATGATAAACATATTGATAAGTCTAGAGATTTAGTAAAGAGGAATGGCAGACTATATGATCTTGTAAATCATACAGATCAGTTTGAAGAAGATCTTTATTTAGATGTAGTCACTCTCTATCCATTTGAAGATGTACCTCCTGTCTTTCAGAGATACATAATTTCGAAAGCTGCAACACGAGCCGCTGCACAATTAGTGGCAAATACTGAATTAGTAAAATTATTAAATTTACAAGAAGAAACAGCGAAAGCAAATGTAATGGAATACGAATGTAATCAAGGTGATCATTCCTTTATGGGCTGGCCACATGAGACTTCTTATAGACCTTACCAACCATACAACGTACTTAACAGAAGATAATGTCGAGTGTTACTCAAACAATACCCACACTAACTGGAGGTTTATCACAACAGCCAGATGAGTTAAAAATTCCGGGACAAGTTAGTGTTGCTAAAAATGTCATACCTGACGTAACACAGGGTTTACTCAAACGTCCCGGAGGAAAATTAGTTGCATCTATTAGTGATAATGGTACAGCTGCTTTAAATTCACAAACTAACGGTAAATGGTTTTCCTATTATCGTGATGAAACAGAAAGTTATATAGGACAGATTTCTAGAACAGGTGATATAAATATGTGGAGATGTAGTGACGGTGCTTCAATGACTGTTAACTACGATTCTGGTACAGCTAGTGCCTTAACTACATACTTAACTCATAGTAATGATGAAGATATACAAACGTTAACTCTTAATGATTTTACCTTTATAACTAATAGAACTAAAACAGTAGCAATGAACTCTACTGTAGAAACAGTAAGACCTCCAGAAGTATTTATAGATTTAAAAGCACAAGCATATGCAAGACAATATGCAGTTAATCTTTATGACAGCACAACAACAACAACTGTCAGTACAGCTACAAGAATAAGTGTTGATCTAGTTAAATCTAGTAATAACTATTGTAATTCTGATGGAAGTTTACCTAGTAGAAGCAATAGATTATCTCAGTCAACTAGATGTGATGATTCTGCTGGTGATGGTAGAGATGCTTATGCACCTAACGTTGGTACAAGATTATTTAGTATTGACGATGGAGCCAGCATTACTGATGATGCTGTTTCAGGTAGCCATACTTATACAATTGATGTAAAAGATTCTAGTAATAACTCAGTTAATAGAGGTAAAAAATTATTTTTTAGAATTAGAAATATTGGTCAGTCAGTTCCTTACACAACCGGTTCTGGAAGTAGTGCTGAAACTACTTACCAAGCTAGATATACTACAACCTTTGATCTTCTATATGGAGGAGAAGAGTGGCAGCAAGGTGATTATTTCTATGTTTGGATGGATGATGGGTACTATAAAGTAGTTGTTGAAAGAATTAGTACTACACAAGTACAAGCTAATTTAGGATTAATCAGACCCGAGCCGACTCCATTTGATACTGAAACTGCAGTTACTGCTTCTAGTATTTTAGGTGATATTAGACAAGAAATTATTAATACTGGTAATTTTACATCTGCTAATGTTCAACAAATCGGTAATGGATTATATGTAACTAGACCATCTGGAACTTTTAACGTGACTGCTCCCTCAGCAGATTTGTTAACGGTTATGTCTACTGAAGTTAAAGGTGTTGAAGATCTACCTTCCCAATGCAAACATGGCTATGTTGTTAAAGTAGCTAATAGTGAAGCATCTGAAGATGATTATTATGTAAAGTTCTACGGAAATAATGATAGAGATGGTGATGGTGTTTGGGAAGAATGTGCGAAGCCCGGTAGAAATATTGAGTTTGATAAATCTACTATGCCAATACAGGTTGTTAGGCAAGCAAATGGAACCTTTACTGTCTCACAAGTTACATGGGACCTAGCTCAAGTAGGTGACACACTCACTAACCCTGAACCTTCTTTTGTAGGTAATACCGTTAATCAACTTGTTTTCTTTAGAAATAGGATGGTTATCCTTAGCGATGAGAATGTAATCATGTCTCGTCCGGGAGACTTTTTTAATTTCTGGTCGAAAACAGCTACTACTCATACTCCTCAAGATGTTATAGATCTTTCATGTAGTTCTACATACCCAGCTATTGTTTACGATGGCATTGAAATTAATGCTGGATTATTATTATTCACTAAAAATCAACAGTTTATGTTGACTACTGATAGTGATGTTTTAAGTCCAGAAACTGCAAAGATTAATGCAGTATCAAATTATAATTTCAATGAAAAAACAAATCCAATTTCTTTAGGAACTACTGTAGCGTTTCTAGATAATGCTAATAAATATAGTAGATTTTTTGAGATGTCTAATGTACTTAGACAGGGAGAACCAGATGTAGTAGATCAGAGTAAAGTTATTTCTAGGCTTTTAGAGAAAGATATAAGTATAGTGTCAGAGTCTAGAGAAAATTCTGTTGTGTTCTTTAGTAAGAAAAGTACTGATGAAATATATGGTTTTAGATATTTTACTTCAGGAGATAAAAGACTACTTCAGTCATGGTTTACTTGGAAGATAGTTGGTTCAATCCAATATCATTGCATGTTAGATGATGCACTATATGTTGTAACTAGAAATAATAGTAAAGATCAGATAATAAAATACTCATTGAAATTAGATGATACTGGACACTTTGTTACAGATACAAATGATACTGCTGATACCGATGATGACAATATTTATAGAGTACATTTAGATCACTCCTCCTCTGTAACTTCAGCAGCAAATACTTATAACAGTACAACTATAAAAACCACAATACCGAAACCTAATGGTTATGAAAGCACAAAGCAATTAGTTGCTTATGAAACTGATGCTGGTAATGATCTTGGTAGGTATTCCATGGTTACAGTAAATGGTTCTAATTTAGTTATAGATGGAGATTGGTCTAACAATACTTTTGTAATTGGTTATTTATTTGAGATGGATGTACGTATTCCAACTATTTATGTAACACAACAAGTAGGAGATAAATATAGATCTGATGCTAAATCATCACTTATTGTTCATAGAATTAAATTTAGTTTTGGTCCTTTAGGAGTTTATTCGACAACTTTACAGAGGGCAGGAAAACCAGATTATACAGAAACAAAAGAGCTTGCTTTAGCTGGTAATGTATCCGCAAGTAGATTACCGATTTCAGAGGAAGTAATAGAAACCGTTCCTTGTTATGAGAGAAATACAAATTTAACTGTAAACATTAAATCAGAGCATCCTGCACCCGCCACACTTTATTCGTTGGCTTGGGAAGGAGACTTTACAAATAGATTTTATAAACGTGTCTAAATTTATTCACCCAATAACGTTGGAGGCTGCATTAGATGTAGCTTCCAATCTTTTACCAGATGATCATCGGGAAGTTGAAGAGGGTCATGGACATGATCCTGTTGTAGCAATACCAGCCTGTGCTAAATATGGCGAGACTGTGTATTTTACTGTTCCCAATGGTGAATTAGCCGGAGTAGCCGGAGTACAAGAAGATGGCAGAATCTGGATGCTATGTACACCTGCTATTCATAAATACCCACTAACTTTTGCTAGAGAAGCTAAAAGATATGTGGAAAGTAGACAAGAGAAGTTGCTCTGGAACATCGTTGATAAACGAAACAGAGTTCATATAAAACTACTCAGATTCCTAGGGTTCAAATTTTTACGGGAATTAAAACACGGACCTAATCAATTACCCTTTATGGAGTTTTGCCGTGTGTTTAGGAGCAGCAGCTAAGACAGCTAATGAGAATGCTCGTAGAAGATACAAATACGAGAACGAAAGAAGAGAGCGTAACTGGATGCAAACAACATCTATTTATAATGCTCAAAAAGTTAAATATGACGAAGACGTACAAAATGCTACCTTAGCTCAGACTCAAGCAGTAGTCGATCAGCAAGAAGCAATGGACAACGCCAGAGGCGAAGCTCAAGTCAAGTACCAAGAATTATTTAGAAAATTATTAGAAGATAGTACTTATGGAAAGTTAGTAGCATCTGGTCAAACAGGTCAGTCAACTAGAAGAAGAGGTACTCTTGAATATGCTAAGTATGGTAGAGATGTTAGTGATATTGCTAGAAAACTAACCCTTAATGACAGAGAGCTTGCTCGTAAGAGTGCAGGGGAAATAGCTAAATATAAACAGTTTAAAGATCAGGCATTTGCCAAAGTTGCATTTCAACCTATCCCAGATGTTGCACCACCACAACCTGTTATGCAGAACGTTGGAGCTGCAATGTTTACGGATGCTTTATCTATTGGTTCTTCTGTTGCAACTATGGTTACTGGTTTTTCTGATAGACGTTTAAAAGAAAACATCAAAAAGATAGGTGAATCTATATCAGGTTTAGGTATCTATACATTTAATTACCTAGGTCAAGCTACTAAATATATAGGAACTATGGCTGATGAAGTACTTAAAGTTAAACCAGAAGCTGTGACTATTCGTGATGGATATATGGCTGTCAGATACGACTTGATTGATGTTAATTTTGAGGTGGCATAATGACAAACAGTTTTTTTAATTTTACAGAAGCTCCTGACTTTGCATCTGCAGTTGGAGCTACCTATGAGTCTGTTAATACAAGCTACGACAGGCGTGAAGAGTTAGAACAAGAGAATGATAAAACACGGCTGAAGAATGCCGAGATGCCGTTGGAATTAATAAAGGAGTTAATAGAATTTTCTCCAAAAGCCAAGAAGATGGCAGATGGTATTAATGAAAAAAATAGGCAAAGGTTATTAGATAAGAAATATGATGGTATCTCTGAAGAACTTAGAGCTAAAGATGATGCAGCTGTTGATGCTATTTTTGATTTTGGTAAAGCTGAAAATTTTATTAAAAGTGAAGCATTAAAAAATGGTGACAATGTTACTTATGAAACTCTTGATTTTAGTGGTGCTCACAGTTTAAGAAGAAGACTACTTGTATTAGAAAGAATAAAACAAAGAGCTATAACAGGTTTTTCCCCATGGGTTACTAGAAATTATCCACAAGGTTTAGATTCTGTTAAAGATATTAGAGAAGCTTCTGCTAAATATCGCAGTTTAATTCTTACTAATGTAGATGGAGTAAATTTTAATTTAAGAATTGCTAAGAGACAATTAGATGATACTTTTAAAGGTATTGAGTCAGCTTTTTTTGAAACTCAAAATGAAAAATTATCTGCAAAAAATGTTCTTAAAGAACAAAGTAGAATGATTGAAGAGGTTAATAATGCATTAAATAGTGAAAATCCTCTATTAAACTTCATAGAAACATCAAATTATAATGTTGGATTTTTTGATGGAAATATAGCTAAAGCCGAAAGGTCATTCATAAACATAGGTCTTATGGGTATGAAGAAAGGAGCGGTTAATATTGATAAATTTGAAAGTGTATTGTTTGGTGAAGTAACAGCCAAAGGAGATAAAACCAGAATACTTATAGATAAATTAGGTGGAGGAACGGAAAATAGATTATGGGCTGAAAGTGTTCTTAATGAAATAGAAGAAGGTAAGAAACGTGTATTTGAAAACAAAGAAAGAAATAAAACTAACTATGCAAAAGGTTTTATAGAAGGAATACAAAAAATAGAAAACGAGAGTAAAACTCGTATGACTAAAGTTGAGTTAGCGAGATATATGACCGAGAATTGGGATATAACTCAAGGTGGTAGTAATCTTCCTCAAGATCTTAAGAATAGATTAGCTAAAGAAGAAGGTGACGATATTCTTATCAAAGCAGAATTAGATTACAAACTTGATAAAGGTATCCCTGTTACAGAAAAAGAAGTACTAAAACTTAGTGATCCATTTCTGGAAGCTCAGTACTTACCAAAAGTTAAAAGTGGTAATCCACTTGCACCATCAAGTGATTTCAAATCTCTTGCTAAGAATCAAATAAAAGGTTACGCAACTAAACATGCAAAGCAAGCGGGTGTAGCTCCTGGAAGGGAATCAACTCAATGGAATAACATCATGGAGAATGCTGAACGTGAATATCCATTATTGTTTGCTAAACATATGCAGACTGCTGACAGCACAGTAGATGCTCATATTCTTGCTTTACAGGATATTGAAAAGAATGTATTTGCAGAACGTTACGATAATTTATACGTAAACAAAGATAAAAATAAACAAAGAAATTTAGATTTAATTAAAGCTGAAGAGCATATAAAAGATATTGATCCAAACGTAATTAATACTGGTTTAATTTTTGGTACTGAAGAAGTAGTAAAAGAAGCTGCGGAGTATCCTACGGGTAAAACACACTTATTTTATGATCAACTGGCAGCCAAAATTCCTGGCGTAACTGGAGCTGAAATTCAATATAAACAGCTAGAAATATATAACAAGGCAAATGGTAAAGATAAACCAGTTAAGTCCGATATCTTACTAGCTTATGAAAAACTAGATCCACAAGTTCAATTCTATTTATCTCATCACCCATCTCCAGCAAAAGTAGCTAGAGCAAAGATTGAAGCATTTAAAGATGATGCTCAGATTGATTACGATGAAATCGAGCTTCTTTTGCCATCAGCAATGGAGGCTATTGAAAGAGAAATAGATACAAATCTTTCTGACTTTAGAATGGATTCATCTACTGAACAAATATTAAATCTACCAGAAAATCTACAAGAGAAAGTTCTTGGTGTAACTCCGCAACTAGGTAAATTAGAACCACGTAGAGGAGATTGGCAGAGAACAGAACAGGGAACATTTATTGTTTGGAACGGTAATCAATGGGTTGAAAGAGGTGTATTTGCTACAGGCAATAAGGAAGCATTTGTTGGAGAAATAGACGAATATCTCGATAGAGACAAAGTACGAAGAAAATTTTAATTACTACGGTAATGCATTATGAGTTCTGATTATCAGATTGACATTGATGCTCAAGCTATACAGGATTCTGCACTTGAGTTCAATAAAATATATGAGGAGAATGAAAAGAACGAAGCTCAACGTAAAGAGCAAGAACTTTTACTCCAACAACAACAGGAACAAGCTCAAGCTGAGTTTGATGATCCAAGAAATAAAGAAGGCGGAGGTGGGCTGAGAGGGATTTCTAAGGAAATTCGATCTGCTATTGGCGGAGGATTGCAAGATACTGCATCCTCTGTTGTTACCTTGCCTGAAAGAGCCATTGATATGTTTAGTGGCGAAATGGTCCAAGAGCAACAAACTGATGAAGGTTATGGTGCTGAATGGGATGACTGGTTTGTAGATGATGCAAATCCAATAGAAACAAAAACATGGTGGGGAGGTGCTCTAAGGAGTCTTGTTCACTTTGGTTCAATGGCTGCTGCTATTATTCCAGCTGCCAAAGTAGCTGGTGTTTCAGCTGCAACTACTGCACTCGGTAGTTTAGTAAGAGGTGCTGGAATTGGTGCGGTGTCTGATGTCGTTTCTAAATACTCTCAAGAAGAAAACGGTCTTGGTATTTTAAGAGATCGTTTTAATTTTATTGATACACCACTATCAACAAAAGAAGATGACCACCCTGCAATGAAGACATTGAAGAATGTCGTAGAAGGTATGGGTATTGGTGTGATTTTTGATGGTGTTGGTATGGCTTTAGGTAAAGGTATTAAAAAGTTTAAAACCCCAAGTGGTAAATATATTCCTGAATCTAATCAATTACCAGCGGGAACAATAATAGAAGATGGAACTGAAGATGCTGTCAATAAAGCTATGGCTAGAGAAGCCAATGTTGAAGCACAGATAAATGAGAAAGCTGCATTACAAGCAGTCTCAATGAGAGGACAATATGGTGGTTATAAAAACAAACCTATTTCTGATCCTTGGCAAGCATCTCCAAACTCTACTGGTAAAGCAGCTGATGTCTATTACCAAAAACAAAGAATAGATAATGATTGGGGTTCCCAGCATGGATCTACTGATAGTCCATTTACTCAACGTCAGATAGAGAATCTTTCTGAAAGTGCGGATATTGCAGAGAAAGAAATGGTAGATCTAATGAAGCCATTTATGTCTGATGCAAGAATCCAAGCAGAGATTAAGGCATTAAAAAGTGGACAATCATTGGCAGATAAATTCTATGAATCTATCCGAAGAGCACATGAGGTTATGTATGGAAGAGAAAGATTAGAAGATATAGATCCAGATATGTTTGCTGCATTTAATGCAAGAAGTGACACTATTCAAGGTGTAAAAGTTTGGCAAAATACTGATGCTATAGCTGCTGATTTTGTTGTCGGAGCATTAATGAGAAAAGCTAGAGATCATGGCATAGCTGGAAGAGAACTATTTGATATTGCTGATTTAGCAGATGTAGATGGTCCTACTAGAGCTTTATATGACACTCTTGTTGGTGCAATAATTCAACGTAAAAAATCATCATATACTGCTGGTTTACACTTAAAGGGTTACGACATAAGAAATCCACAAACAAAAGTTGAGATTAAAAACAAAGTAAATGCTGAAATAGAGAACACAAAACTTGCCTATCAAGTAGCTTTTAAGTATGCTGGCGATAATCCAGATGACAGTTTATTTAGAGCTTATTATGAAGCTGTTTCAATGAGTAATGATATTCATAACTTTGATGATTTTGATGCTTGGATTAAGAAAAAACTGAAAGGTGGAGAACTAAACGGTAAGACTAAAACTGGTGTTCTTATTAAAGAACTACAAGGTGTAATGATCAATAGTGTTCTTAGTGGACCTAAAACTTCAGTAAGAGCAATCATGGGTACAGGAACTGCTACGTTCTTAAGACCTTTCTCACAAGTTATTGGTGCTACTCTTACTGGCGATAAAACCACACAAAGAGCTTCATTAGCTGCTATGAGTGGCATGATGGAATCTATTCCAGAAGCTTGGAAAGTATTCAGTACTAAAATTAATGCTTACTGGTCAGGAGATATTTCAACTATAAAAACTAGATTTAATCAAGTTACTAAAGGAGATGAACAATGGGCAATGCTTGGTGACTGGATTGAAAATAGTGGTAAAGCAGATCTTGGAGATCAAGCTGCATACTATATGGCTAACATGGCTAGATCTTTAAATGACAATAAGTTTTTAACTTATTCAACAAAGATCATGGCTGCTACTGACGATACCTTTGGATATATATTGGCTAGATCACGAGCAAAAGAAAAGGCAATGCGACTTGCTATGGATCAATTAAATAAA